AGCTGCTAAGTCTCAGATACCAGGAGGTATATTCTCTATATCTAAAGCTATCGAAACAGCAGCGATGAATAGACCTGATTATGTTGGTTCTCAAAAATTTGATACAAAATATTTTGATCAATTTATGAAAGCAAATGGGTTTATGCAACCAAGAACGTTAGATATACAATCACTGATGCCTCCAGCATTAGATGACTATTCATTCTTAGGTCCAAATAGAAGTCATCCTAGTGCATTATCTGTAGGTCAAGTTGGAGATAGAAATCAAACTCACCACCATAATCAACAACTAGTACTAGCAGGAGAAACTCCCACCATCGATAATCTCAACGGTGGGAGCGCATTTAGTTCTATAGGCGGTGGTGGTAAGTAACTAGTCGTCAGCTGCTAACTTAGCAAAGTACGACATAGTATCATCCTCATCAAGAGCAGTATTCTCTGCTGTTGCCATAGGTGCAGGAGCAGCCATAGGAGCAGCTGCTGCAGGAGCAGAAGCCTGAGGAGCCACATAAGGCGTAGAAGTATCTAATGATACATTCTCACGTACAGTACGTGGTGCACTCTCACCTAATACAAGAGCCAGACGAGACTTAAGCTCATCATATGACTTGAAGTTCTTAGGATCAGTCCATTCAGTACAGTCGTGTTGCTTATTGTAGATAGCTTCTAGCTGATCATCATCGCCAGCTACTTGAGCAGGAGACTTGAAGCTAGACGCATCGTAGTTAGGGTAACCCTCTACCTTACGAATCTTAATCGTAAAGTCAGCACCTTGCCACATATCAAATGGATTCACAGGAGCCTCGTCAGGGAACTGAGGCTGCATAGAGTCCATAATCTTATCAAAGATCTTCTTACCAAAGCGATATAGTTTCACTTGGCCTTCGTTCTCTGGAGCAGATGGATCAGAGACAATAAGTACATTAGCAATGTAACGTAGGTTCCGTTTGCGCTCGCGTACAATACGCTTGGCCTCTTCGGAACCATCTTCGTTCCATAACTTACTATTGCTCTCTGATAGAGGGTCAGCTTGACCAATAGATGTAAGAGACTTCTCTACATACCATTGACCGGTTGGTCCTTTAAAGAAATGATCCCAGTAGCGTACCCAAGGCGTAGGAGCCTCAGCGTCACCAGGAAGGAAACGAACTACAGCATAGCCATTGCCAGCCTTATCTCTTGTAGGCTGCCAGAAGCGTTCGTCATTTCGATTATCGGTTTTAGTTTGTTCACCTGGACCTGTGCTAGCAGCTTCTACTAGCTTAGATAGGTCGGTGCGATTAGTTTTTAGTGCTGCAAAACTCATGTATATTTTCCTTGTATGTTACAGTATATTTTTGTGTATGTTTTATCCACTTGATCATTATATAGACTTATTTATTATAAGTCAACTGGCAATGTGTTACCTCGTGGAAGATAATTAAGATTCATTGCCTCAACCTCAATCTTCTCTTTTATAGATCCAGAGACATACTTACGTATATCTTCTAGATCCAATTCTATATCCTCACAGATATGAATGATTGCGTCCATGTAGCTATACCGATGCTCTCGCACCTTTACTTCTACCATTTTTGCGAACTTGTTTTTTGTTAGAAACTGCTCTTTTGCCATTTACCTCATTATCCATTTCTGGTGTATAGACACCTATGTCTGGGTACATTACACCCACACTACGTTTAGGAGTACCATCTTTATTGTATGCCATTACGACACATTTAAATTTAGTTTTAAATTGACGCTCTTCACCATAGTACAAGTCCCTATAGACACCATCACGTAGATAAGCTTGCAAGTTATGTAAATAGCCTTGCTGTACTAGGTACTCAGATGCTTGACCCTTTTCTTTAGAGTTCTTCCAGCTTCTCATACCAGATAACTTATCTTTAGCATTCTTAATCCAACCTCTGACATTCTTCACAGAGAAGATATCATCATCAGGTAGACTACGAACAGTTTCATGAATAGATAACTGAGCAGCAGGCTTCTTAGCTTCACGTGCTTTAGTAATACGATCTACTAGTACAGCTTTCTGCTCATCGGTTAGTTTACGTTTTTTACGAATCTTCTTCATTTCACATCTCCATCATATATACCTTATTATAGTCTCTTTTTATAATAAGTGCAACTGTTAAGTTTCTTGATCGTATTCGAATATTTCGTATTCACCGGAAGCATCTCTTTTAGCTTTGATCATTCTCTGCTCAATTAAAGCTAGTATAGTATGCTCAATGACTTCTTCCATTTTCATAGTAGCGTAATTCTTACCTATCATGAAAGCGGAAATGGATACCCCTATAAGAAGTATCCACTGAACTGATGTTATTATTTCAAACATTTACGCTCCAATTTAAAATGTTATTTATCTACGAAAATGAAACAACATTCTCGACGCGGAACGACCTAAATGCATCCTTACCAACATCCCAAGCTACAATAGTTTCTTCATTAACAGCTCGAACCTTCTTCTGAGTTAAAGGATCTTCTTTCTTAGCCTTAGGTAGAATAGTCTCCATAAGAGTACATACCATATCACGCTCTTCACCATTAATCTTTTTAAATACTACACGACACTTTTGTACTTGTAGTTGTTCAATCATTTCATTACGAGTCATCATCTCTTTTTTCCTTTTGATTCATTCATCCGTACAGCAGTCATTGCTATACTAATTCGTTCTATTGCATTCGATAATCGAGTAAGCTCTTTGCTTTGCTTATCAATAATCATTTCTAATATTTGAAACTTCTGCTGAGTATCAATATCCACTTTCACTCCTTCCATAATAAAACTATATTAATCTGCGCCTTGGTTCTTCGACAATAATGCCTGGCAAAGTTCAGGTCCGGTTCCCTCATTTGCAAGACGCAGGTTAATATAGTTTTCGTGGGAGAGACCTTCTGCAGTGTCCCTCCCCTTATCTATAATCTCGCTCATAGCAACGCCTGGGTTTCCGTCGGTACCAGATGTTCACACCGACCTAACTAAAAACCTTGTACATTGGTAGTTAGGATTTTCGATAACAATTAACTAAACCTAAATCAGTCCCAATCGTTATCGAATCTCGTAGTCTCATGATAAGTCTCACCATAGTACTGCTGAGCATACTTAGATGCATCAGTATAATGAAACTCTTCTTTACGAAGCATAGACTTATCTTCACGTTTAGCTTTCGCTTGACGTTGCTGCTTTCTCATAAACGCAGCTTGTTCTTTCGCTTGCTTCTTAGCAAACTTAGCAGCTTCTTTCTTAACGAAGTTAGCATGCTCAATACGTAGTTGTTCAACAAATGTCATAATATATTTCCTCTTTATTTAACCTATTATAGTCTCTTTCGAAACAAAGTGCAACTGTTATTTTCAAGATAACCGATCTTTTTTTACCCAACCACCGTCTTCAAGCTTCTTAATAAACGATCCTACATCTTCTTTAGATATAGTCATATCACTTCTATGACAGTTATTAACATATTCTATAATATGCCATGTACCAGCATAGTTCTCAGCAACAGAAAATACTTTACTATCGCCATACTTTTCATTCCTATAAATCATCCCCAGTCTTTCCAATCCATATTGACAGTTTCATTATAGTAAAACCCAGCACGATATTCAAGCACTTCTTCCTCTGTCATACCAGATTCTTCTATACGATCTGAGTTATGAGTATCCTCAGTATAGTAATGAGGCTGATGACCTCGACGATAATAACTATCACACATCCCTCTATCAAAAGGACCTCCATAACGTCTTGTCTCTGAGATTCCGAAGGTTACGTCTAGCGTAACATCTTCGAAAGTGAATAGCTCTGTTCTCTTCATTACGCTACCTCTTGAAATCCAAAGTTAGAAACTACATTTCTGCTACCATCGCTAGCAATAATAACATCACCAATTGAGATAGAATGCATCTTAGATACACGCTCAATTTTATGCTCAGGACCTACATTACCAATATTAAATACTGTATCTAAATCATCAGCATCGATGATGCAAACTTTAGTATAAAGATCATTGTTTATAGCTTCTGAAGCAATTCCAGCTACACCACGTCCAGCAAAGTCAAATTGCATATCCATTTTAGCTTTATACTTAGCATTAGGCTGCTCTGCATTTACTTCATTGATGTCTTTATCTGAAAGGCTGATTTGGTATACTGAATATTTCATAATTTATAATCCTTTATTTCTTCTTATTATACCTTATTATAGGACCCTTTCGTACTAAGTGCAACTAAAAAAGGGCT